ATCCCAGGACGCTTTTACGACGAGTTGGAGGTGAAATTCGCTGTCCTCCCAGCCCCACCGCTCGTATCGCTCGTCCATTCCACCCACGGCATCCCATGCTTCACGATGAATGACATCCAGCCCGCCACCAGCCCACGGGGCTTTGAGCTTGTTCCTTGGGATCGCGTCAACACCGCGTTGCACGGCGACGAGGGACTGGTTGTGATCGAGCATGTATCGCTGTTCGTGGGGTCGAACGGCCCCGCGAGTGGAAAGCACCCACTGGACAGCGCGGAGTATGCCTTCGTGATCGGGAATCGTGTCGCAGTCTGCGATGAATGCGACATCCCAGTCCCCCGCTTTCCGCGCAGCGTCGTTGACAGCGACTGCGCGTTGCCAGACCTCACCGCACGTTCCGATGAAGATCGGCCACCCGAACTCCTCCAGCTTGGGGCGAACCATGTCCCAGAGCCACCGTTGGCGGTCTGAAACAGGTCTGTACGGAACGAGGATGACCACGCCAGCGTCCGAGGGCATCGGTCGTGCTGGCGTGGTCATCGCTCGCATCCTTTCGACCCTTAGGTGGACAAGTCCACCGTGCGGTACGGGTCTTTGCCGTAGCGGTGAACGACCGCTTCACGAACCTCAGCCACGAACAGGACGAGGTTCTTGTCGCGGAGGCCGAGGCCCGCCGCGTCTGCGGTGATCGTCACCGTCTTGCGGGTGTAGCGCGTCGAAGCCTTGAAGGCTCCCACGATGGCGGTGCCCGCCGTGAGCTTCCGGGTCTTCACGATGGGCGGAAGCTCACCGTCGCGACCCGATCCCCAACCCGCGCCGTAGGGCGAGTTCAGGGGCCGGTTGTCAACCGAACCCACTTCGGTGCGGAGCAGGAAGGCGTCCATGGGGTTGACCAACACTGTGTCGGCCACGAACCCGGTCTCGTCTTCCAGCACGGACGCGGCGTACAGGACGCTCTTGGACAGGTAGTCGCCCGTGAGCGTCGCGTCGTCGGGGCTGAGGGACAAGATGCCCTCCAACTCCGTCGTGCCGTTGCCGTTGATGTAGTCGTCCTCGCGAAGCTCCGCGAGTCCGTTCGGACCCACCAGCAGAATCTGGCGGATTTCCGACTCCAGCGCGTCGATGTCGTCGAGGTTCTGCTCCGGGATCAGAGCGCGAGCCGCGATGGTCTTCGCGTACTGGTTGTCGATGTCGATGGTCAGTCCGAAGTCCCCGCCCTTGGTGTCACCGAGGTTGGCCTGGTAGGCCGCTGCCCCGGTCGCACCGGAAGGAATCTTCAGGAACGACACGTTGGAACCCGACATGCGACCCTGGCCGAACCGGTCCCCTACACGGTAGGGAAACTGGTAGTTGAAGTTCGCGAAGCCGGGGATCATCTCGGTGACGAGGTCACCGACGTACTCGGTCTCCACGTTCTTCGCAGCCTTGGTGTCGATCTCGAACTCCAGCGAGTCCATCGACGGGTGCCGTCCTGCCCGCACGTCCGACATGAAGCTGCCGAACTCTTCGGACTTCAGGAACGCCTCGATGGGATCGCCGTAGGAGGGCGTGACGATCTCTTCGTTCTGGACCGTCACGTCCATCTCGCGACCGATGTTCTTGATGCGAAGCTCGCGCTCGTCGGCCTTGGCCTGCTTCTCGGCTTCCCTCTGGATGCCTTCGGCCTTGGCGAGTACGGCCTCCTGCTCGGAAACGAGGTCGGCCCGCTCTGCGGCGTCGAGGTCGGGGTTTTCGAGCTTCTCCCCGATCTGCCTGCCGTAGAACACGGTCGCCCCGAGTTCCTTTTTCAGTTCCTCGTACCGCGCCATCGCGATACTCCTTTCGGGTCGTGGTTCGCAGGTGAGCCTTTCTTCGTTCACCTTGCGGGCTGGCTTGTCGCCCAACGAACCGGTTTGTTTACAGACTGACCTCCAGGGCGCGGAGCTTCCGCATCCGTGCCGCGAGGGCTTCCTTGTCCAAGTCTTCCTCCGACTTGGTGACTGTCTCTGCGAGTTGTTCCAGTGCCGGCGTGGCGCACTTCGCGCCTGCGGCTACGAGCTCGTCGTGGCGGTGCTGCACGTCGAGGGGATCGGGGTCTTGCTTGAGGATCACCTGTCGGAACTCCTCGACGCTCATGTACGGCATGTCCTCTTCGACCTGCTCGGTCATGCCTTCGGACTTCATCCACAGCAGCACCGCTGCCTGCTCTGCCGGGTTCGGAACGAGGCCGGCCTCAAGGACGCGGGTGACGCTCTTGATAAGCGTTCCCTCCTTGACCTTCTGGGTGTCCTCCTTCATGAAGCCGAACGCGAGCGACGCTCCGGTGAGCAGGCCCTTCTCGACCTGATACTCGACGGCCTTGCCCTTCTCGGAGCGCACGTCGAGGTACGCCTTGACGCGCAGGCCGTAGTCATCGACCCAGACGTGATCGGCGTCGGCGGGCGCGTAGCCCACGACGTTGGTCGGGTCGTTGCCGTCGAGGATCGCGGCGTGGTTGAACGAGATCGGCAGTGCCTGCTTGGCTGCGTAGAACTCAGGCAGCCACTTGTCGAACGCCTTCGGGTCCATGATGTCCCCGTTGCGATCCGCTTTGCCGGTGAACGCCGAGGCGTAGAACTCCAGCGTCCGGTGACCCGCAACGACTGCGGTCTCCTTGAGTTGGGCCGCCTTGAGTTCAACCTCGACGGTGGCGCGTGTCATGCTCATTACGATTCTCCCTCCATCGAGGCAAGTCGCAGAACATCTGCGATCTCTTCTGAGTTGAACTGGTTCTCCGAGTCCTGCGGGTTCGCCTGATCTCCCCCGCCGCGAACAGTGTTGAGCGGGACCATGATGTCGTCGCCACCGGGCAGTGGCGGCAGTTGCATGAACTTGGCGCGGAACTCGTTGAGTGTCATCCAAGGACCGCCGACAGCCTGCTGCCCGATCTTGGCCTGCTGCTCGAAGCTGCCCATGAGCTTCGCGGTCATGTTGAAGTCCAGCGCGAATCCACTATCGACCGCCTCCCACTCCCTGAGGAACTGCTCCTCGAACTCCTCTTGGATCGAGATGCACCAAGGCGACAGCGTGTCTTGGTACAGCATCTGGTGGTACATATCCAAGGACGCGAAGTTCGCGTTCGTGACCCCCATGAGCGACGGAGCGATACCGAACTCCTTGCAGACTTCCTCCCGCGTGAACTGCCGTGTCGCGAGGTACTGCATCGACGCCGCATCGAACGCGATGTCGTGCGGTGTGATGCCAGGCGGCAGCAGCGGCCACTCGCGAGCGTTGGATGCCGTCACGCCGCCGTACTTGTTGCGCCATGAGGTCTTGAAGTTCTCAGCGGAGTCGGGGTCGAGGCCGGGGGTGCCGTCCTTCTGGAGGAACACGACGTTGGCCTGTGCGCCGTTCTTCCACTTGTTCTCCTGATCCTTCGCAGCCGCCCACTCTTCCGCGAGAATCTGCCGCAGGGTCTCAACAGGCGGGACGCCGGCTACGTTGGAATCGGGCGCATACCCGGGCATCCAGATCACGTCTTCGGCGGGGATGCGGATCCTCTCACCCGCCGTGAGTTCGAACATCAGCGGCGATGTCAACGACGCCTGCATCAGCGAGAGGAACGGAATCGGGAGGCGAACCAGGCTGACGACCTCGCCCTTGTTCGTGACCAGACGGGACTCCGGGTTCGGGGTGGGGTTGAAGTTCTCCCTGACCTTCCAGACCGCAGCGACATCCCAGATGCACTTGTCAGCGACGATCTGGCGCATCAGGCGCGAGTACGGCACACCTCCCTGCGGGTGATCAAGAACCCTCATCGCCGGGTGATCGGGACGCGGCGTCTGTGCGCCGTCGATCTCTTCGGACAGCTTCATGTGGATCGAGGAGATGTTCCTCGCGAGGAAGTCCACGACGGAGCGGAACGCCGACTGCGTCCGGTAGATGCGGCTGTAGCTGGACCCGAAGACCTGAAAGAAGCTCAGCGAGCCATCGGGCGACATCGATACCGGCCCGCCGCCGATGAGCGCGTCGAGCAATCCAGCCTGCGTGATGTCTGCGGCCTTCTGTGCGATCCGCTCTTCGCGGCGTGATCGGATGCTCATATCCAGAGAACCTCTCCACTTGAGCGGCGTGAGATGTGCAGGGCCGCGTAAGACAGCGTGTCCACGAAGTCGTCGTGTCGCGATGCCGGGAAGGCGAGTAGCTCCTCCTCGATGTCGGGATACCACGGCGTCGTGCGCTCTGGGAACCAGACGGTGCGCTGCTCCATCCGCGCTTGCGCCGGCCAGGAGCGGGCGACCTTGTCCTTCTCCGCTCGGACTTCGTGAACCGGCAGTCCGGTACGGACGGCCTCTTGGATAATCGACATCTGCCGAGTGGCTCGCTCCACGACGAGAACACCACCCCAGCGGTCATAGGCTCGCTTCATCCTGGGAACGATGTCCGGGCCTTCGAAGTGGCCCCGGTTCACGTCCAGCAGGATCAGGTGGTTCTTCTTCGTGACGGCCCAGGACGAGATCACTGTGTAGTCGGCGTCCTCAGACTGAGACCACGCCAGGTCGACGGTGTGGAAGGTCGAGCAGTCGCTCAGGTTGACTGTCGCGTCGTTGCCAAGGATGAAGATGCGTTCGTCGTTGTCCATCAGCCGAGTCTGGTAGTGCTGAATCCACTCGGCTCGGAACTGCGACTCCCCGCCCGCGATGAACTCCGCGAGGAACTCCTGGCTGAAGATGAGCGAGCTCATCGAGGTCCGTGCTTCTTCGATCTCGTCTTTCGCAAGGTAGGGGGAGTCGACCGAGGCGAACCGCCAGCGTTCCCAGTTCGTGCGGCCTTCTGCCTCTTGGTAGATGTCGTGGAACCAGTTCGTTCCCTGCGGCGTCGAGATGAACATGGCCCAGCCCTGCTTGACCGACAGCGTCGGGCGAAGGATCGGCCACGCTTCCGGCTTGGCCTGAGCGGCCTCATCGAAGACCAGCCCGTCCAGCGTCGCGCCGCGCAGTGAGTCGGGGTTGTCAGCGGATCTCGCTTGAATCGTGCCACCCGTCGGCAGGGTCACGCGCCAGACGGGCCGGCCCTCAGAGCGAACCCCGGGGATTTGCCCGCACAGTTGCAGGATCACTTTCCAGCCGCGCTCGGTCAGGTCGAACGTCGGTGCGACCCACCAGACGGACTTTCCCCGGAGCGCGGCGGCGAGGCACATAACCGCGCCGAGGTGCGTCTTGCCGAACTGACGACCCGTAACCACGACCTTGAACCGGCTGGGGTCATCGAATACCTCACGCTGGCGGGGATGCAGCGGCGGAAGGGTGACCTCAAGAGCCGGTGGCCGGATCGGCTTGGCTGTCGCCAGAGCCGAGGGCTGGGCTTTGCGTGGCATCGATCACCTCAGAGTCAATCCACTGTGGCAGCGCGGAACCTCCGTCTTGGAACGTGAGGTTGATGACGACCGGACCCGCCGCCTGAGCGACACCTGCCGGGACGGGGGGAGCGAACCCCGGCTCCTTGCGCTCAAGGAACTTCAGGGCGAGGTTCGGGTTGTCGGCCATCTCGTTGGTCAGAACCGCGAGGGCTTTTAGGTTCGGCTC